GGCTCTAAAGGTTGGTCAGGTATATTCTCTATATTAAGATTTCTACCTTCTTTTAGTATTAAGAGCATACCCATTTGTATCTCCTAACTATGTCTAAAATGTAATATTATTTTTCTATCTGCTGCTTCACTACCATTTGATGTTAAACGAATGTAACCATTACTTGCAAAAGCCCAACCACTAGGGTCAACTCTTACAACATCTCCTGCTGAAACTGTGTATTGTACTTCAGTTCCATCTGTTTCTTTAACATCAACCCATGTGCTGTTGTCTAAAGAAAAATCAAATGTAATTGCTGTACCTGTCATAGCTGCAGGAAATTGTATACCACAAAGTAACATACCTTCGGCTTCAACGCCTAAAGAATCATTGTTATCTGCTGAAACATCTATTAAAGCTAATTTTGATTGTATCATATTATTCCTAACTATAGCAGAACAATGGGAGCAGGTGGAGCTACTCCCAAAGTTCTACAATTATTTTTTAAGCTACTGCTTGAATCTTGCAATGGTATGAAGGAGGACCAAATTCAAATCCCATCTCCATATAGATTGCTTTACCAATTCTAGCGTTGGCATCTTGGTCTAAGTCACGAACAAACACAGTACCAAATCCTGGGATATTGGTGAATACTGGTTGTATGTAAGCTAGGTCTAAGATGAAAGCAGTTCCTGTTGGCATAATATCTGGGTCAATAACCATTAGTCCGATTGAACCAAATGGTGTAATGACTGTATCAATATCGATACCTGCAACATTTCTATCTCTAGGAATGATTGCTCCTGCTATATCAACTGTTCCTTTAACAAGTTCGTTGTTAAGGTCTAGTAATTGTTGTGGGCTAACACAGAGAACAGGTTGTTTCATTGGTGCATGGTTGTCATACATCCTCTTCAACGCACCTGAAATAGTTTTGAAACTGATTACTTGTGCTGTACCTGTTCCATCACCATCTGTGTCGTTGTAGTAGCAGTTACCACCTAGTGGGTTTACTGCTGCAGAGTTTGAGGCGTTTTTGTTTAATGTAATCCATACATCAAGACCATACATTTCTCTAGTTCCTGACCCTGGGGTAACATTAGCACCATCAGAGAAAGAACCATTGAATGCAAACCACTCAACTTCTCTTGCTACTTTTTCCATTGCTTTTTCGAGTTGCAATGCAAACTCATCATTAATTGGGTTTCCACCAAATAATCCTTGTGCTGTACCTGCTGTTGTTGTTCCATCACCATCAGATTGATTTGTAATAGCTGCAGATAAAGTAAATGGATTTTGGTTGCCTGTTGAAGCTAAAGCTGTGTATGTCATTTGAACACCTTTATGGAAAATCTGAGTTACATAGGTGTATGCAGCTCTGTCTCTTCCGAGATATTCTGTAGGTGCAGCACCTTCTTGACCTTTAGTAGGTTCAGAAGAAACTGTTGCATTATCTTCTACTTGGACTTGCCAGTATGTAGAGTTTAATACTTTACCACCATTCAAACCACCAACTGCTGAAAGCAATGGAGTTCTTTGACCACCAACTTTAAACAATTCACCAGTGAAGTTATTAATGTCTTGTGCGTAAATTGGGGTACTTGCGTTTAACCCTGTAATTTCTGCCATTTTCTTCTCCTATAAATTATTTACTGTTACTTTATTTGGAAGAAGATTTAAACTTTTAGTTGCTATCTACTTCCATAGCATTGAGTTTTGCAGTTATAGATTGTCTGATTGTTCCTTTTTGCTCAACCTCACGAATCTGTGATACTACATCTTCATCATAAAGGTCTGCTACAGAACTTTGTTGTATATTCTCTAGGCGATTTTGACTTTGTTCTACCTGACTCTGTTTAACATTATCTTGTATTCTGTCTTGTTGCCCAAATTCTACTCCAAATTCTTCTGTTGCATATTGCTTAAGGTTATCGACTGTTAAGTCACCTTCAAACATCATATCAACTGCTTTTCCTACACCTTTTGAAGGGTCAAGACCTGCTTGTTTAAACACGCTTTGTCTTTCTTTTGCTTCAAATTCTGCGATTATACCTTCATAAGTTTCGAGTTTTTCTCTCATCTCTTTCCAGTTCTTATCGCTAGTGTCTGAGTTTATTTGCTCTTCTGCCATTATTCTATTGTCCTTACTTCATACTTTTTTTTACAAGAGATGTACGAGTTATCTCTGCCTATTTTTTTTACACTACTTATTTTTATTTGACAGGTCTTGTAAGTAGGCATCAAGACCGAATACAAAACGAAGGTCAAGTTTAACCCCCAGACCTATCTACAGGGCTTGAGTTTATTATATCATATTTGAAAAGGATGCAAGTTGTTTAAACAACTATTGTTCTGTAAGACCAGTAACTTGTCCTTGTTGTGTTTGTCTTGCTCCTGCTACTGCAGAACTTTGTGATGCTTGTTGTCTAAGTATATTAGATATATTCGTAAGGTCTTCCATATCTCCTAGTTGTAATCCTTCAACAATATCTTGTACCTCTGGTATATCTCTGCCTTGTGCTAACGCTGCTTGTTGTATATTCTGAACTTGATTAAATGCTTCCCTAGCAGCTCCAGGGTCTATTCCTTGTTGTCTTAATGCTTCAACTGCTTCTATAGATATTTCTGTACCTGCTAATAATGCTTGACCACCTATTTGTGCTCTAACAACATTTTGTGAAACTATATCTTTTGCTGAAATAGTGCCTGATATAATACCTTCACCTACTTTAGGGTCAATAGCACTAGCAATTATTTCTGCATCAGTTAATGTTCTACCAAAATTTCTTGAGTAAAATTCTTTTACTTCTGGTATTCCAGTTATTATGCTTGAATATACAGCATCAATCCTAGTTCCTAATTCATTAGGTGATACAACATTATCTACTAATTGTTTTTTTCTTTCGTTAGTTAATACTACATCTGCATTGATACCTAACGCTTCAAACTTTCTTTTGTAACCATCTATTAATTGTGAGTATTCTGCTTCTGTATATTTTGTAGTAACACCATCTGGGTTTAAATTACCTGGATAAATATTTTGATAAGCATTAGAAGTTCTTACTGCAGTTATAGCTTGTTCAGGGTCATTACCTGAATCAACAAAAGCAGCTACATATATGTTTAACAATTCGTCTGGCAATAAATTACCAAACTTTTGTTTCGTTCTGTTTTTTAAATTTTGTAATCCTGCTCTTGTTACTCCACCTCCACGAGAAGTATTAAAAGTTTCATTTCGTAGTTCTGCCATTATGTACTAAACCCTCTCTGCACTCCAGACTCAGATACACCTACTGATTGTGCTACATTATCTGCTAAAGATTCTACTACTTTTTCTATATTGTTATTTAAACCATAAGCTGTAAGTTCTTTGTCTGCCATGTTCTGGTCATTAGATAACAAAACATTTAACCAGTTTTGTGATGTTTCATCTATTCTTTCGCCTAAGAACTGAAAGGAATAGTTTTGCCATGGTGCTGCAATTTGTTTATAAGTTAAATTCTCATCATAAATATCTGAATTAAATAATACTTTTCTTTGTGCTTTTAATTCTTCTCTTAATAAATCAGCTCCTATGTCTGGGTTTTCAGCATTTCTAACAATACTTGCATACTCTTCTAATTTAGTTTCATCTATAGCACCATACACTGGACCTAACCATTCTAATACTAAACTTCTTGCTGTAGCATAACCTGCTCTAGTTTGGTCTACTTCACCTTTGCCTTCAAGCCATGTACTTATTCTTTCGTCTACTTGTATACCAGATGTTCTATCTGACAAAGCATCTATTTGTTCTGCTGCTTTTACTGCATCAAAAGTTCCAAAGGTAACTTTGTCAGCAAACCATTCAGCAAGTGAATTACCATTGTTATCTCTAATCTTATCTGCATTAGCAATACCTGCTTTTTTCATTGTTTCTAAATATAAAATTCTATTTTGTTCAAGAGTTCTTTTTGCATCAGCAGGAAAATCTGCATCTCCAATACCTCTACCTTTAGATGTAACTAACCAATCTCTTTCCTCTTTAGTGCTATTGTTCCACCAATCAGTATTAGACCATTCCTCTGTAGTAATATCTCTATCTTCTACATATCCCTCTACCCATAACGCAAACATTTCGTTATCTGTTTTTAACCATGGTCTACCTAATGTTGCTTTTTCAAAATTATCTACAAATCCAAAAAATGGACTCATGCCTTGTGTAATTACTTTTTCATCTAGTTCTCTAACATTTCCAAAATAAACTGAGCTAGTCCACATTTCATCTGTTGCTTGTACAACATCAGGTCTTTGCCTACCACTGTATAACATATCTAATTCGCTATCAGATGCAAGGTAACGCATGAACATCATTGTATTTGGCACTTGCCAAACTACATGTTTTTCGCCATTGTATTCCCATATCTGACTGTTAACAAAACTTTGTGGGTCATCTGCTGTTCCACTACCTGTATCAGTTCCATCTCCACCACCACCACCAGTGCTTGGTGCTTCTGTTATTGGATTTCCTTGTGCATCTAACCCTAGGTTATCTCCTTCACCTGGTGGATTATCATAAACATAAGGTCCTGCTTCTGGTGCATCTGGATTTGTTTCACCTTCTGGTCCTAGTTGTCCTAATAAATTATATTTATTAGCTTTAGGTCCACCACTACCACTACCTTGGTTGTTTTGGTTTTCAAGTGCTTCTTCAAACATTTTTCTTTCTTGTTCACCCATATCATCAAGTGTGTCAATGTATGGTTCAAATGCTTTTGCTTCATCTACTCCCATTTCACCACCTTCGTATGGAAATCCTGTTTCTGGGTTTATAGGTGTAGAAGGTCCAAATTCACTTTGTGGTGGTATAACTTGGTCTGCTGATGTAGTAGGAGTTACTGTTGTATTTCTACCAGAGTTAGCTCTTTGAATTAATCTTTTTTCTGCTTCTGTTAATGGAAGAGGTGTCATACCTTGACTTGTTTGTGCGTCTCTTCTTAGTTGATATTGCATTATTGAGTTATATTCTTCTTGAGATATACGACCACTAACTAAATCTATTAGTAACTGTCTTCGTTCTTGTGCTGTTAATGCCATGTTTACCTGTTTTCCATTAGTGTAGCAGCTTCATTGAAAGCATAATCAATTATAGGTTCACTTATCTTCCATGACAACGACCATGTGTCAGATATATCACCAAACTCTGACCATGTATCTTTACCTAATTGTTTCCAATCTATATCAGGATTAGTATTATCGTAATCCAACAATTCTATATTCTGTGCTTTCAATCCTTTGTCAAATGCCTGAGCTGCATCTACAGTTAATACTGACAATTCATAAAATATATAAGCATACAGTGCAGGTGCTGCTATTGCTGCTAGACCTATTCTAGGCAATGTTCTTGCTAAACCTTGTGTAATAACTACATCTCCTGGGTCTGCAATTCCTGCTGCTGTATTAAATAATTTACCAACAACTTTTTTAGAAGTGTTCCATAAACTATTTGATATTTCTGGATTTGTATTTGCTAGTTGTGCAGTTTTATTTACACCATCTTGTGTAACAATATCAGCAGCATCATCTACTGTAGTACCTGCAACTTCTATTATTTCGTCAGGCATTATTGCAACCTTTTGTGATGCAAATGGTCTATCAGCAGGTGGTATATATCCTGCGTCTGCCCTACCTAGTAGGTTTCCATTAGCATCTCTCATGTGTGGACCATAGTTTGTAAATGTATTTTGTCCTAATGTTTCTGTAGTCATAACTCTTCTAGCGTCTTGAGAATACATCTCTTTATGAGCTAACCATGCATTGTACTCACCTATTGGACCAAAAGTATTACCTCTCATACCATGTCCAAATGTGTCATGTACAGCTCTAAAGACATCATTCTCTAACATTATTCTTCCATTTACATCTTGGTATCTTGATTCAGATAACATAGGATTTAAATTACTTGTTGCTCCATCACCAAATGATTGTGATGTAGCTAATACTTTTAATTTACCATTTTCCATATCAGCTATCATTAGTTGATGACCTGCTTTGTTAGGTGTGTATGGGTCTACATCAACTAATTCAAATTCAATACCTGCATCTAACAACATTTGATATTGCATGTTAGTTTCTTGTATAAATTTTTTATACAAAGGTATTGCAGCTTCGTCAAACATTGGTAAGTTTTGAAATATATCTGCTGCTGCAGCACCTATCTCATCATTAAATACCATTATAGGTTTAAACTCTGGTGCATCTAATCCCATTACACTGTGAAATTCTTGTGCTACATTTCTGACTCTATCACTAAATATAGATATGCTAGTGTCATCCATAGTTCTTAATGTTCCTCTACCAAGAACTGCTTTAAATCCTTTACTAGGTTCTTGAAAACCTTCTACCCCAGATAAATCTTTAGGAACATATATTGTTAATTGTTGACCTTGAGGGATTGCTTCAGTTACAAGATAGATTAAACCTTTTTCAACTAATTTACCATCTTCCAATACTAATAGTTTTAAACCATTGTCTTTTAATGTACTTACTAAATTCTTAGAAGGAATCATGTGTAAACCTGCAGGGTCTACTACTTCAATATTAAAAGGTTTATAATCTTCTGTGTTAAATGTCTCTAATACATTTGTAGGTGTGTCTACATCTACTACACCTGTAGGTGTGTCTATTTCTGTTGGTGTTACTATTCCATCTCTTATTTCTATTACTTCATCATATATTCTTCCTCTTGTTAAACCTTCGTCTGATACACCATAACCAAATAACCCATCTGTACCTAACCATCTACCACGCTTTCCATCTGATGAAACATCAAAGAATGATGGTAGAGCTGATTCAACTTGTATTATCTCTTTATTTCCTACAGCACCATCCCATTGTGCTTTTACTACTTCTCTTGCTCTAGCCCTTGATTCAAGACCTATCTCTCTAGCTCTTGTGGTCATATCTAAATCTGCATCTAAACCTTCTCTTGCCATAGCAGCAGCAAAATATTGATTTGCAAGTCTTGATTCAGTTGCTTCATATAAATCTCCAAGTAATTTTTCTACAAGATAAACCATAGGAACAGCTTCATCTACTTGATTTAGACCCATGTATTGATAATAAAAATCATGGTCCATTACACCTCGTCTATTAGTTGATTCTCTATGGAATACATTTCTTCCTAAGATATATTCTCTAGCTTTGTTAGGAAATTCTTGCATAAATGCTCTTTGCATATCACGCCATTGTTGAACACTTTTTGGTGGTTCATAATATTTTTTTACACCTGTTATAGCTTCATCACTAGGAACAAAATCCCATGGCATTTCTACATCAAGTTTTACATTCTGAGTATTGCCTGTTTCTAGTAATTCTATTAACTCATCACCATGATTCATCATTACTCTTTGTTCAAGACTTTCTGGAAATACATGTCTTATATCACGACCAAATTCTGAAAAACACAAATCTTGTAAAACTGCATTAAATAAATACTCTGCAATTTTCTTTTTTGAAGTACCTGGAAAACTGTTTGCTGTTAATTTTATTCTAGTTTCAAACAATTCTTCTAAATTGTTAAATTCTGTACCTTCAAAATTATTTTTTAAAGCCTCAGTTGCTTGTTTTGATGTAACTGCTTCTCTGTAAAAATTAAAACTATTTCTTTCTATTTTTGTTAATTGGTGTACATCTTCATAGTATTTAACAAATCTTCTTTGTATTTCTTTTACAGAAAACTTTGCAGTTTTTACTGACTCTTTCATAAAATCTGACATTACATTAACTAAATCTCTATGGTGTATATCGTTTTCCATAAATATTTTTAATGCCATTTGTCTAAAGGCTTGTGCTGAAGTCATGCCTTCTGGTGCTCTTATTAGACCATCTAACAATTCATTTAGTATTGTTTCTCTTGCTGCTATTACTTGTTCAGATGCCATAAATATTTTTATATTTAGCTGCTAATTTACGACTTTCTTCTTTGTTTATTCTTGGTGATGCTTTTGCTTTAGCATCTTTTTCATCTAATATTTCGTCAATAGATTTCATTATCTACCTAACAATTTAAATGCAATTTTTAATGCTTCGTCCAGTGCAATTTGTACTTTTGGTCCTACGCCAGGAGTAACTGGGTGACCTGCTTGGTTTTTTTGTTTGTTTACTTGTGCTTCTAACATCTGTCTAACTCTACCATAAGCTGTATTTTGTGCAGCTAGTGGTACTTGTGATGTGTACTCATACATTTGTGATTCATTTAAAGGTGGTGTAGAAACTCTCTGTGCTTTGGTTGGTTGGCTTGGGTCAAAGCCTGGCACATTACCTTGTGGTGATTCGTAATCTGGATTTGGTTCTCCTTCTATAGTAGCTGTAGTATCTGTTGTTACTTCTTGTTTAGGTATTATCAAACCTAGTTCTGCTGTTTGTCTATCAACTAAACCAGGATAATTTTCTTTATCTTTATCTGATACAGTGTTATTCCAAACTTCAGTAATAGCATCTGCGTCTCCACTAGATACTGTCTCATATAAACTTTTTGATTTTAATTCCTCTGGTCTATTAAATGTTCCTACTACCATGCCATCATATTGACCCTGGGTAAATGTTACATTATAATTTTTCATTCTTTGATTTACAATTCTTTCAATTTCTTCTAAATCAGCTAACAACAATTCATTAGCTTTTTCTTCTGTAATTGTGTCACCTAATTCAAATTGTTCACCACCACTTAAATTACTATGTCCATAACCAATAGATACAGATTCTCCATCTTGATATGCTGTTAATTGTAAAGTCTCATATTCTTTTATAACCTCTATTGCAGGAGGTGATATTTCCATTTCCATTATGTAATCCTTTGTACTGGTTGCGATTCAGCAGCTTTTAATCCTGCTAAGTTTCTTTGCATCCTATAGAATGTTTGGTCTTCTACATTTGCTTGTCTTTGCATCTCTTCTCTAGGTTCAAATATTTCATCTAATACATCTTGTCCACCTTCTGTAAGAATATCTATATTTGGTTCTTCAGATTCTGTACCTGGTGTTTGGATTGCTTGACCAGTTTGTATGTCGTAACCTAAAGTAGGTGCTGTTCCTGCTGCTAATCCTGTAAGTGATTGTTTAAACTCTTCTGCAGGTCCATCAGTTAATTTAGCTGTAATATATTGTTTTTCATAGTTTGACAATGGTGCACCTTTTCTTGTTTCTGCTTTACTTACCATTTCGTCAACAAACTCATTTAACGCTTCATCACCAAAACTATATCCACCACCTAGTGCTGATAGCTGTGAACCTTGTGTTGCACTTGCTAATATTTTTAGTCCTGCTACCCATGACATTTGTCCACCATTGTTCATAGAAAACTCCATAGCAGCTTTTATTCCTTTAAGATATTCATTATCTATTTCTGCACCTACAGTTTTATTTAAATCTATAAGTCCTGCAGCAGCTAATAAATTTTTAGTTTGTACTCTAATGTATGGTGTTTGCATTCTTGCTTGTGCTCCAATGTCTGGTGGAAAATATACATAGTTGTATGCAGCACCTTGACCAAGTAATTCTCTTCTTTGTTTTTGATATTCGTCAGATGTTAAGAACTCTTCAACAGGCACTAACTTTACAGTAGGTTCTTTTGTTGGGTCTTGATTTTCTAATTGAATTTCATACTCTTTTAGATAACCATTACCTAATGGTGTTTTATTACTTGCAGTTGTTCCATCTAATATAGATTCAATTCTTGCGTAAAAATCTTCATCAGCTCCACCACCACTTGCTGCATCACCACTACCTACACCACCAAAAGGTTGAGTAGTAGTTGTAGTTGTACCATTTGACATATTATTCCTCTAATCCAAACTTAGTTAATTCGTAACTGAATATCTCTTCAAATATTACCAAAAATTTAGGATTATTTCTTCCTATTTCTTGTGCTTTTGTAAACAACTGATTTCTAACTTCTTGTGCAGCTACAGAATCGTTTGTGCTAATCCATCTCATAGCATCTTCTTCTATAGGATAACCTCTTTTATCTGCCACTGCGTCTATAGCTTGTGCTCTATAGTTTAAATATAATGCTATTTCTTCTCTGTTATCTAAATTAACAAACCTTGGGTCGTTTACAGCTCTTTCTAAATAATCTATAAGCACATCATTTGGCACTCCTGTTTCATAATCAGAGCCTAATACCTTATTTAATTCTGATGAATTACCATAAGCCATAGGAAACATCTTGGCTAAATCTGCTTCTATTAATGCAAACTTAGCTTTTTTTCTAGCAACTCTTAATCCTGGGTCTACTGTACTGTTATCAATTACAGTGGACCAGTAATCTTTAGTTGCACTTTCTATTGCACTGGCAAGAAATGTTTGTGTTGATAAATAAAATTCATTAGGTGTTTTTGGTCTAAATAATCCTAAGTTAGATATATAACTTACTCCACCATATTCTGTTGCACCTTCATCTAAACCAGGTGCAAAGTAAACTAACACAGGACCATATTCAGCAGCAAGTTCTGGATTATCTAATACAAAATTGTATTCTGGTGTTGTTCTAGGTAATCTTCCACCCTCTGATACATTCTTACCTTTGACTTGTAAAGCTACAGAAGTAAAACCTTCTGATAGATTTCTTTGGTCTAAACCTAATAATTTAGCTACTTCAAGCAGTGCATAGAACTCACCTTGTTGCCCTAATGCCATAACATACTCATCTTTAATGTCTTGATAAAATCCATGTATAACAGATAACTCAACAAAGTTGTTATAAACTAAACCAGTGTCTTCACCTTTTTCTCCATACCACTCTTTAAATGCTACTTCATTACCCTCTATTGCATACATGACTGACAGTCTAGGTATAAGTGGATTAACAAATCTATCCCATGCTTTTAATTGAAAATAATTTTCTGCTAATATCATAGCTACTTCTTCTAGTGCTACAACATCATCTGCTAAATCTGGTCTTAATATTGCAGCGTGTTGATAAGCTGCGTCTACAGAAGAAAGCCATTGGTCTTCGTCTAAACCTGCTACTCCTAACTTAGTAGCTATAGCATTTATCATTTGTTTTCCTACAGAAGGTATAGTTGTTTCAAGAAATATACCTGGTAAATCTTCAACAGAATTATATCTAGCACCTACTAATTCAAATCCACCAAATATATATTTTTCTAAATTCTTTTTTGCTTTTGGTTTATCTCTAAGCAAAATACCTACAGGCAAAGCAATAGCAGGTCCTACAGGTGGAAACAGTCCACCACCACCAACATTTAATGCACTAAGTGGTATACCTCTTTTAGCAATTATTTTAGAATCAGCAACTGCCATATCATCTGTAAATGCACCTCTACCTTCTGTCTTAACATAATCTTCAAATGGTGTTCCACCTACAGGAATAATAAGATATTTTTCTCCTGCAGGGTCTTCATATATAAAATTATGTTCCATACCTTTTCTATAACCAAATCCTATTTGTGCTACAGCTTTTGGATTAGCTAAACTTAAATTATAATATCTACCTAATACCTCTCTCCATGCCTCAAAGAAAGCAAAACCAACTCTATATGCTTGTGAAAAGAACCCTCTTTCTGTTAAGTTATATAACAACCTAGAGTGCAATTCAAAAGCATACTCTACTCCTCTTTCATGTAAGTCTTCAAATGACATTACTCTTGGTGTTGTAGAAGATTTAATATCAGACAAATCTAACATTGATTGATAATCACCACTAAATGTTCTTTGACCTAGTATTGGGTTAGTTTGTGGTTTTAATATTTGTACAACTCCTGCTTTTTGGTCTACTACTGCTTTTATACCTGCAGCTTCTAATACATCATTGCCAATTACTTTTGCATCAGAACCAGATTTAGTAATTGCTTTTCTAGCAGAAAAGAATTTTTTCTGTGTACCTATTAATAAATCCTGACCTGCTCTTCTTATAATATCATAAGCACCTGATGCTCCTTGACTGTCTATTGAACCTTGATAACCTGCAGTGGTAACATTGCCAATAGATTTTTGTTTACCAATTATTGCTAAGTATTGAGCTTTTGCTAAGGCTTCATCAGTTCCATCTACTACTTGTGCTGCTACACCTTTTTTAATTTTTACAGTCACATCTAAATGTATTACATCTCCATCTACCCAACCACCTAAAAAGTGGTCTTCTTTTTTTAATACAGCTTTATGTTTAATTATAAAATCAGAAATTTCTTCTCTAGTTAAAGTTCCAGTTTTTACAAGTGACTTACTTGGATATGGTGATACATAATAACCTGGTTGATGATAGTTTGTTTTTGTACCTAAATCTATACTAAAACCTGTTTGTTGATTTGCGTTTGCATATTCAAAAGCATTATCAATAGCATCTTCTAATTCTTTTTGACCTCTTAGTATAGGTCTGGATTTTTTAGGTCCTATAACTCTGTTTAATGTACTTGGACCTACATCTCCATTTTTTGATAACTTTCCTCTTTGTAATACTTTTTGTAATCCTACTAAGTTATAGTCTGTACCTGTAATACCTAATATTTCATATAATTCTTTTCGTGATATTGGTAAATCAAACTTACCTTTGTTACTAGCAAGGTACTCTATAGCATCATCTACCAATGCTTCTACATTTACACTTTCATCTAAAGTTTTACTTAATGAATTTATTAAAGCGTCTCTACTAGGTATAACACCATCTATAATTGCTTCTGATTTTTTAACATTAAAATTATAAACACCTATCTTATTTCCATCATCACCTAGTCGATAGTCTGCAACTGCTGATTGTTTACCAAATACTTTTAATTCTGTATTGTATATATTTAAGTCAAAAGTTAATTGGTCATTTAATTTATCTATTCTTTTTAAATAAGCAATACTTTTTTGTCCTTCTGGCGAGTATGCAATAATAGACAGAGAGTCTCCATTATCAAATACTTTTACAGGCACTGTTCTCTCTGTTACTTTTGTGTCTGGTGCTAAATCTTTTATAGCATTGTATTCATCTTGTACTTGTTTAAACAAGTCATCATTTAATTTAACACTTGACTCTGGGTCTAAGTGAGCTTTTATTATTCTGTTTAAACCTGATTTAGATGTAAATGGTAATCCTGCAGATATAAAATGTTCGTATGCTTGTTTAAACAATGGAACTCTAATTAAATCAGATTCAAATTGTGCAGTAGCAAAAAACAATGAGTCTAATGCTCTTTGGTAACCTTTTCTTTCATCTACTTCTGGTTTTAATTTAGGTACTTGGTCAGGTAAATTTTGTCTATTTTTAATAACTAATTTTTTTACTTTTGCATTGTATATAGCTAAATTATCTGGTGTCATAGAATCTGGACTACGCAAGTCTACATTGCCAACTCTACCAGTAATTATAATATCTTTAAGAGCTTGGTCTCCACCAGTTATATTGTTAATTGATTGATAGTAATGTTTAGCTAATTTTAAATAATCTTCTTCTTTAGTAACTATAGGAATTGTTCCTTTAGAAAATACATTTCTTGATTGCATCATTTTGTTTGCTTGTTCTATAATAGCTTGAACTGCAGGTGTCTCCTGATAAAACTTAGCTATATCTGTATAATCTAAACCTTGTTTCATTAAAGCTGCTGTTATAACTGACAACTCATCATCTACATATTCAAATAAGTATTCTTGCATTGCCTCTATATAATCATCTGCAAGTTGAAAATCTATTATTTCTCCTTCTGGTGTTGGTACATTTTTTTGTCCTAGTTTATTTATTAAATCAACACCTGTATCAGGAGTTCTTCTACCGAATGCAAATGTTGGTGAGGCAGATGACAACGAAGTTAATTCTGGTATTCCATAATTTGCATTGTCTTGAAATACACCTAGTGCTTTTCTTATTGATGCAGGTATTTTGTCATTAATACTTTGTAGTCTTGGATTTTTAAATTCTAATTTTCTTGTAATTTTATATGGTCCTACTAATGATGTATCTGGTGTATAACCAAGTGCTCTAGCTATGACACCTTGTGCATCATTAAACATAAATCTTACAAATTTTAAAGGACTTCTAAAAGCAGACCTTGCACCTAATATTGATGCTCTCAGGTGTCCATCTATTGTTAGTTTTGCAGGATATGCAAATCTTCCTAATAATTGCAATGGGTAAAATAATCCTCTTACTAAACCGAATGCTCCTTTTTCTATAGCTGATAAAACCACTTCTTGACCTTTAAATAAATTACTTGGGTCATCTAAACCTTTGGCTATTGGTCCTACTATTTGACCCATAGGTGTATCTTCATCCCAAAATGTTCCTGGCTTACCCTCATCAAATGCTTTTCTTGCTTTAGCAAATACTTCATCAATACCTTTTTTTTCTATTAATGTTTGTGCTCTAAGTCTTCTTCTTTGTGATGTCATCTTAATTATCTTTACTACATCTGGAACTTCAATAGTAAAACCTTTAAATTGGTTAAGTAATTCTATAGAGTTTCTTACAAATTCATGTGGTATATCTATACCTTCTACTTGTCCACTAAATTGTTTTTGAGTTAATATATCTATTTCATCTACAGGATAAAATTCGTCAGTTCTTGATGGCGTAAAGAAATCAGCAACATCATCTGAAAACATTCTTTTTTCTTTTTTTAATGCTTCTCCTAAAAATAAATCTATTTCATTATCTGATAATCCATACAAGTATCTAAGTTGCAGTCCACCTTCTGTTCTAATTAACCCATCATAATAAATTTCTTGTGCCTGTGTATACAATCCCTCATCAATAGATTCATAAAAATCTGTTAGTAATTTGTTTAATCGACTTTCTGGAACTTTAAATAGATTACCTAATCTTGCAAACATAACAACTGCTTGTTGTGCATTTCTCATATCTATTTCTCCTGCGTTTGCTAATCTAACATCAGTACCATTAATTAACTCTTTAAGTGTTCCACCTCTTCTACTTACTGCTTGAATGCTATCGTCTAAATCTCTATCACTAAATGCTCTTAATAAATTATCTGATAATACTTTTGCTTGTATTCTAAATTGACCTGTTCTACCTAATGATTCTCCACCATACACCATGTCTGATACATATTGTCTATTGAAACCATCTACCAGAGCTTCTTTAACAACATTAGGATTATCTGCACTAGCTAATGTTGTAGCAAACTTATGATTAAAACCAGAATTAATTAAATTAAGAAATGTTGGTTGTCCTGCTTTATTGCCTTCTACTATTACCCTAGACAATCCATCTAATATTTCATCATTGTTTTGCCAGAACTCAGCTACAGTACCACCATCATCAACAACTCTTTTCATTTCTACTTGTGCTGCAGAAAGCACTTCGTCAAATTTATCAGGTACTTTACCTGCTAGACCTACGCCTTTAGCAAACATAACAAATAGGTCAGAGTAATACATAGCAGCTAAGTTCATAGCTCCACCCATAATTCCTGCTAAACCTTTGTTAGGTTCAAATGCTATTTCTGTAAGTTTTTCATCTCTTTCATCTTCTAATTCATCTACTAATGTGTTTTTTTGGTCTATAGTTATTTGACCTAAATCAAATGCTTGTTCTGCTTGTAATATTTTTAAATCATATTCTAATTGTGTATCTTCATAAATTACATTTTGTGGTGAGTATCTGCCAGGCATATTACCTGTTACTAAATAACTAGCAAAATCTCCTGCATTACTAGATATTTGTCCTCTTTCATATCCTTCTCTTAGTTTTCTATTTTCTGCTACAGGTGTAGATTCACCTACTAAATTTAAAAATTGATTATCTTGGTCTACTTCCTCAGTAATAACTTCATACCATTTACTTACAGCTAAATTTATTTTTTCTGTGTCTGTAAGTTCTCTTTTTAAATCTTTTTGTTGTATTTGTATTTCTTCTATTAACTTATCTTTTGTTGCATCTATAGCAGTACCTATATCTGTTTTTTGGAAATATGGTTCTCCATCAGCATCTACCATGCCTTGTGATGTAAGCCATGATTTTGACTTTTCTCTCATATCAGGAATAGAATCGAGAGAAGTATCTAAACCAACAGCGTTTAATATTGATTCTGGTATTGACCCATAAATAGCACCTACTGTACGCAAGTAAGATTTTGCACGAATTTTTGCAGCTTTCCATTCTTGCTGATTGTCATTACGACCTTTTTGTTCAAACTCAATTAAATCTTGTCTTGTTAATCCTTCTTCAGCAAGTACCTCTTCTTCTATTCTAAAATAAGGTGTAGCTATATTATTTACAACACCTCTTTGTATTAAATCAAACACTGAATTTAATGTCATAAAAGCAGTTTGTACAAAAAACTTTTCTCCTTTGTCGTAACCTAATTTCTTTTTTGTATCACGAAATATCTTTTGATTGTTTCTGTGTGTTAATTGTATTTTTTTTAAAAAATTTGTTAATTCGCTAGGTTTACCATTTTGTATATTTACTTCTATTGGTTTAGTAGTTTTATACAATTCATAATATTGTTGTGGTGTTACATTCAAATCTGCTGCTGACGCAACTAACTCATCCATTTCTAATGGTGTTAGATTTTTTAAATCTACAAAATTTTGTGTAACAGCTTCTACATCTGTATTTGCTTTTGTAGCATCTTTTCTTTTTTTATAAGCATTCCATTCGTCATGCTTTTGGTAGAAGTCTTTGTTCCATTTATTAAAAATGTACATTTAAAACCTCTGTCTAGTTACTGGTGCTTTTTCCTTAATTAATTCTACAAGTATTTCTACATCTGTACCTTGTGGTAAATTTACAAATTCTTGTCCAGAAGTATCTGCTAATCCTGATTCATCAGGTCTGTCTGTTGGCATACCTAATATATCTTGTGGTTGATAATTCAACATACCACCTGTATCAACAGCTTGTTGTGCAAGTGGACTTATTGCATCTGCTTGATTTGTTAATGCTGTGCTTTGCCCTGTTGGGTCTCCTTTTTTTCTTGGAGGAGCAACTATATCAGCATACGCACCATCTACTTTTAAATCAGTATTCTTTTTTAAACTACTAGATTTCCTTACCATCTAAATCCTCTGGTCTTTCTATCTCAAATCCTAAATTTAAATTAATCCATATACCAGGAATTGGTGTTGGAAAAACAATATCTCCTATTGGAAGAGCACCATTAAATGGTTGTACCTCTTCTTCTATAACATCTATATCCCAATCTTCTTGATTTATAATATCAAAAAATTCTTTATTTATATTAGCCAACTGGTCCTCCTGGTCCTGGTACTCCTGGTCCTGGTCCTCCTGCAAGTCCTGCTAATACTGTAGCAATATCTGGTTCTTGTGCAGGTACTTGTTGTGGTAATCCTCCTGGACCTGTTAATGCTAATTCTTCTTCTGACATTTCTGGTTCTTCTGGTGTGTAATATTTATCTAGTATTTTTGACATATTTTGTGGATTTTTTCTTATCTCTATAGCTGCCATAGTTGCTTTAGGGTCTCCTTGTGCAGCTTGTGCCATTAAAGATTCAAACAATACTGTCTCTGCTTTTTCAGAACTTATTCGTTGTTGTATCTTTGTTATATTATCTAAACCATCCATATTTTCTTGTAATGTCTGTGTATCGATAATACCTTGTTGTTTTAATTGCAAACCTGTAATAATTTTTTGTGGTTCATCAAACCCTGCCATAACACCATAGACTCTTCTAGTTGTATAAAATTCTTTTATATCTGAACTTGGTGTATATGATTCTTTGTAAGCAGTGCCTTTGTGATAACCTGCAATAGGTTTTCTTGTATTGCTAAACATTGATTCATCATACTCTAATCTTTTAGCATCTAATTCTTCTATAGCTTCAGCTAATACTTGTTGATATTCTCTAACATGCAATGACGCAGATTGTCCTAGTTCTTCTAATCCTCTACCTGTAACGAAACTATTTGGCGATTGTCCATCATCAGATACTGGATAAGCAGCACCAAGCCTTAAGTGTCTTTCAAGTCTATCTACTTGTTGAAATAATTGATAAGGTAAATTATTGACTGGCTTAGACACTTGTGAGCCAGGTGCTAAATAGTTTACAGCAAATCTACCTTTACGATATTTTCCTGATTCTATTTCACCTACAATGTTTGTTTCTGTAAATACTGCATCTTCCATAGCAATAGTTCCAAGAATATTAATTTTTGCCATGTTAGCCATTAGACCTGTGATGTGTTGAAACTGTGATTGCATTTGGTCAAATGAATATCTTTTAGCAACAACAAAACATGGTCCTGACTTTAATGGATTTTCCATGTAATCAATAGTTTTTTTGTTTTCTGGTAAATATACATAAGTACCTTCTGAGGTCATATACTCTACTACAACTTTTCCATGTCCTGTTGAGTTAGCCCAACTACCCATTCTGTCTGATGAATTATATAAAACAGAATATGGTGATACTTCTTCTTCACCTTGTGTCATTATTATATTTTTTGCTTCTGGATATTGGTCTGCTAATACTTTGTGTGGAACTCTAGTAATAATTGCCATTTCTGTTGGTTGTTGGTCATTACCAAAATATCCTGGATAACATGTAAATGGGTCTCTTAGTTCTGCATAAGGATATGGGTTACCATCTTTATCTCTTCTGTGTTTTATAACCCATACAACAAAACCATAACCTGGTAACCATCTACCAACTTGTGGTAATTGCATGTGTAGTTTTTGGTACTTGTCATACGCCATAACTATGCGTTCTAATTTTTCAGATTTCTTTTTTGCTCTCTCTGAATCTTTGTCGTTTATAATATCTATTTTTAAATCAGGACTTCTGCCTAATTTTTGTGCAAATCTTTCTAGTGCAGTTAAAAACATATTAGGTGCAGGTAGTTCGTGATATTCTACATTCATAGCATCACCTAACAATGCACGAACAGCAGCTTCGCCACCATTCATAATGTCTCTAATTCTTGACCTATCTACAAGTTGGTCATTGTTGATTGACCTTAAGTAATCAATCCTATCAAAAATTTTGTCGTTATCTAAAACCATTTATCTCCAGTTATCTAAGTCCATGTTACTAGATTCATAGCCAGTAAAGCTAGGACTATATTCATATCCTAATTCTGCAAATTTTTCTTTTTGCATTCTTCTTATAGCTCTCATTGGAAACCAACTTGCCATAACTATGTCAGTTTTTGTTCCAATACTTTTGCTCTTATTTTTAGCAGAACTAAAATATACTAACTGACTTGTATATAAGTTTACCTTCTCTTGGGCTTCAAAGCTAAGATATGGCAAAGAAATTATTTCTTCTTGGTACATAGGTCTCATAGCTGTTACACCATAAACTGGGTCAAATTTATTTTTATATGTTTCGTGACCTTCTAAAAATATACCATGTGTTGATGCAAACTCTCTTATGCTTTTGTCTTGTCGTATAGCTTTTTGAAAACCATTCTCTTCAATAACCCAATGTGATAAATTATATTTACTCCACCATTCTTTAATTACAGCTAATGCTTGTGGTATACCTCCACCTAAACTATTGTTCATATCTACCATATACAATTTGTTTGCATCCATATTGTATGCCCACAAAAATGCAGCTTGATAACCTGTAGACGCAGGGTCTAATCCTGCAATAAGTCTTGTACCTGGTGGTATTTGTCCTATGTCTCTTTTTTGGTCTCTACATGCTTCTATTTCTGCTCTGTCAAATAAAGCAAGACCATCTGGCATAGCTACATTAAGATAAACCATTTCGTATATTGCTCTACCACCTGTAGTTTCTGCTGCTCTTTTTCTATCCATTAACCACTTGTAAGTTCTCTTACCTTTCCACAACATACAATCTTCATGTTCTTCTTCGTTCCAATCAGGTAAGTTACAACTTGTATCATGTGCTTCTTCTACTGTAGTTACCCAAGATTCGTTTTCTAAAAGATGAGAATATAAATCGTCATAGTGTTGTCTTGAACCTATAACTACCATTGCAGTATGTTCCTCTTTACGACTTGACAATGTTGTAGTCCACCAGTTTCTTGTGTTTTCTCTTGACGCAGGTTGCATAGTAGAGCTGTGGTCTTCAATGTCATCAGCAATAATTATGTCACAGTCTCTTGACAATATTTTACCACCACGACCAATACCTACCATAGTAGGTGACTTAATACCTGTAACTGTTCTAGTACCTACAGTAAACTCAGTAGATGACCACGCTTTACCACTTCTGTTTTGTGGTTTAAATTTTGCTCCTGGTCCACATATCTCTTCTATTAACAATTCATTATTTTCTAACTGGTCCATTACAGAAGACACAGAGTTTTTAGCAATATCTTCGTTACCACCAACCCACAGTATTCTTATGTTTGGATTATTACAGATAAGCCATACAGTAAAATGTATTAACAGTTCTGTTTTACCATGTCTAGGTGGTGACAATATCATGTGCTGTTCACCATTTTCTATAGCAGTCAATATAGACTCTATCCACTTAATGTGAAACTCTGGTGTTTCAAATGGTATACCTTGTTCTGTTTCAAAATATCTATCTCTAAAATCTTTAAAATCTTCTAATGTTTTTTTTGCAACTTGTGGTACTTCCCAAGTTTTTTGTAATTCTTTTGTTTCTGTATCTTCTACAAAAGCATTGTATGCCATAGATACTGATGCAACTGATGTGTCTAGTATCTTTGCAACTTCAGACATGGTTAATTTTTTTTGTAGTATTTGCATACCTAGTTCTGACTCAATTAAATCTGTATAGACTTTACCTCTTCGTTGTTGTACAGTTTTTTGACTAGGTATATTAACAACATCATCTTCTTGTGTCCACTCAATACCTTTTGCTTTTGCTCTTTTCTTTTGTTGCGATATTCTATTACGACATCTAGTGCTGCAATACTTACTTGCTTTAGGTGGCAAAGGTCTTAAACAACCTGCTGCATAACATAATTTTTTATTTACCATAATGTTTACACTTTTTGTTTTTGCACTTTAATTTTGACCTAACCACCTGCAAATATTCCTGACAAGCAGGACAGGCTACTTTCAATTATTTTTTGCGTTTGGCTTTATTCTTTTTGCTGTTAGGAAAACCTTTTTGCATTTCTCTATATGCTTTAGCACTTATAGTAGAGTTCTTTTTTGACCTACTTGTTCCTGCTTTTTTCCTTTTGTTTATATTGTGATATAAACCTTTTTTAGTTGCCATGCTGTCTCCTTACTACCATGCTTTACAACTCCAATACCTAGGCGTAGTTTTATCTGTTGCAGAATCGCACTTGTGTCTAGCACGAAACGATTTTCTAGCAGCAGCATTACCTTTTCTGATTTTCATGTTAGGGTCACCGAACATAACCTTTTTTACTTTGTCGCCATCCTTAACATAAACCACAGATTTTTTACGACCATAACCTGGTTCACCTTTTTTAATTGGTCTAGGTGAATTTAAGGTTACAGACTTGCCTTGGTATGTAGCCATAGTTACCTCTTACTTATTCTTTTTTTTGGGTATCTTGTTTTTTTACCCTTCTTGCTCATTGGCATTTCTAACTCCTGTTGTTGCTAAATCTTATCTTAACACAAAACTCCACCGAAGTGGAGTCTTGTCGTACAGCATGTCCAATACTGTTATGAAAGAAAAAAGAAATAAACTTGAATCAACGCCACTTCAACAGAACTGTCTTAATGATTAAGCTACATATCTTTCTATCTTTTTTCGTATGTAGATATTTATTTTACATACTCGTCATATCCCCATACAACGAATCTAAGACTATCTTAGATAAATATATTATATCCCCCCCACGCACAAAGTGCGTAAAAAAAATTTTTTTTTTAGGGTTGCCTATGTTCAATACATCTCTCACATACACCATCTTTTAATTCATCAGACCAGTAAGGATGTAAACATTCGTCACAGTCTTCAGTAAATATAGATTGTGCTTTGCCTTGGGCTATCTCTGGAAATGTCATAATACTTTTTATTATAGCAAACCCTCCTTCGCAGGAGGGTGTACTACACAAACAAAGAAAGGAAGACTATGAATAAAAATCCATTATGCCTTATTCTTGATGTAATTAAGTATAACAGATAACAAAGTTATGCAAGTAAATTTATGGGGTTTCTGTGAATGTGCGTAAGCGAAAGGAGGAAACTCTTACTAAACAAAAACCCCATAATAAATACTACCACTAAAAGTAAAACCTGTTATAGTAAAGAAACAAGCAAAGATTTCTTCCTGCTTTGAGACAAGGAATCTGGACCATAATCTTTTAAATAAGTGGACTAGCAGGACCATGGTAACTAGCGTAATAGGCTATTACTTCACATATTTAAATGTTCACTAATAAGTTCATTCTGGTTTTTGGGAGGGAGTGACACAGGGTTAGCTATATTCTTCTCTTCTTTTTTTTATATATTGTTTACTGGTAACACAATATATAGTGTTATTTAGTACCCTACTATATATAGTACCACAACATATAGTACCCCTTTAACAGCATATATTTAGAGGCTACATACATTGTAGTTATGGGGTGCACATTAAACCCCCCCATGCTTATGTCCTTATGGATATAGGCTTACCCATATTACATAATTAGATATTCTGATTCTATATGAATACATATATCCTAGGTATGACCTAGATAGTATATACCCTGTACTAAATTTAAACTATTACAAAGGGGGGTATGCTTGTTTAAACATATAGAAAAATTCTAAAGAAATACCTTGTTTAAACTGGGAGTATTGTAAACTGGAGTATACACAAACGAGGAGAAAACAATGGCAGGTATAATTCCAAAGTTCTTTTGTTATTGGTGCAAAAGAGAATTAGAAATGGGAGAAGAATTACAATCAGATGAGAATTCATTTTATTGTAAAACTTGTCCAGAATTTAAAGCAAACAAAAAAGGAGATAAATAATGAAATCACGAAGTGAGTTCAAGACTATAACTAAAAAAGATTATCCAAAGTGGATAAATAAATTACCAGTGAGTAAAAAGCAAACAGCAGAAGACTACTTAAATTCTTTCGCTAAATTCTGCGTAAAAGAATTAGCTAAAAAGAATATTGGAGATTCTTCAGCAATGGGCAAAGATGGTATCAAGATTCATATCGGAGATACAAGAGGAAGGTCTAACAAAAACTATAACGCTGTGTTAGGTCAATGTCATTATCTAGGAGCTTCAGCTAATGGAGAAACTAGGAAGGTAGAAATATCCAGAGAGCTTGACGAAACAATTCAGGTCTTAATGGTGACTGCCCATGAGATAACCCATGCTGTTCTTACAGAAGGTACAGGTCACAAAGGAGAATTCTTAGATGGAGTCTTCGGTGTGTTTAAACAAGCAGGTATTCCAACTGCCACAACTGTATCAGCAGAATTCATTCAGGTAATATCTGGATGGTTAAAAAAGAATGGTCTATATCCTTATGTGGCTTATGTCCACAGAGGCAAAAAGCAATCAACAAGACAAATCAAATGTGTCTGCTTAGATGTCTGGTGCGAAGGTACTAGCGATAAAGCAAGACGCAAAGGTCATGGCACTGTGTTCTATATGAGCTCAGGTGTTCTCAGTAAAGTTAGAGATATAACATGCCCAGTGTGTCAAGGTGTGGCTAGTATAGAATCAGAAATCAACATAGGTAGCTATGTATAAGATTTATTCAAGGGGGATAACCTCCCCCTTGTTTAAACAGAGAGGAAAACAATGAGTAAAGAAACTAAAAAACAAATTAGAGGAATAGATTATTCTAATTGTTATTATGCAAATCTTTGGGAGTTTGTAGAAATGAATAACAGAACAACTGCAAATGAAAAAGATGACTGGGTATTGGTACATGCAGTAAGAGAGATGGCTTCTGAATGGTGGGGAGGTCATGCCTTCTTATTAAATAAAGTAAGCAATCAAATCTTAGATTTTTCTAATGGCAAAAGATTAGAAGGAACTAAAGATGAGCTGTTTAAAAAATGGAACATACAAGTAGATGGTAGGTTCATGTATTATGAATACTCGTTTAAACAAGCACTAGAAAATGTAGATAAGTACAGAACTTATGGAGCATGGGAATTATTGTTTGAAGACTGGACAGATTCCAGATGGGGTAAATATATGAGCAAGTATTTTATCCCAACATTCCAACCTCGTTTAAACAAGCAGAGAGAGGAACTAGAGAACAAATAACACAATCCCCCTTGTGTGCAGAGCCCCTGAGAAATCAGGGGTTTTCTGTTTTATACCTGAGAGCACGATAGAGACGATTTAAGAGCACGATACCTGTTCTGGAACTGTCATCCACAGTTGTCATTTATTCTTCATACAGAGCCATTTAGGACATACAATATGTAGTGGTATTTATATACATGTTTAAACAAGGGGTGACATGTCAAGTTTATCCTAAATATTATTTGTAAATAGCTGTTGGTATATATCACAGGGCTAGTAAGTTTGTAGGTAAGTAGATAATTAATGTAGATTATTTACTCCTTTCAATATGCTAGGAGGAAGGAGAGATTAAGGTTGCTTACTGAGTGAGATACTTAGGAGCTAAGAGTTAAACAAGTAAACGCACACCTAACTCATCTCTCCAGAATCCTAGAAACAAACAAGGAGGTAGCAAATTGGAAGAAACAATCAAAGAGATAAATGGAATACTACGAAGAGCTAGTGTCTATTTACCAGAAGAAAAAGTACAAGCACTACAAGATGACTTGTTGCAATCAGTGTGGAAGAAAATGCACACAGATACATTAAGCAACTGGGAATCAATCAAAGAACAAGTAGAAGGCAGAGGTGTTTAAACAATGCCAGATACAGTAGAACAAATAATAGCATACGAAACAGGTGAGCTTGATTATGAAGGTACTTTGAATCTCTTTAGCAAACTAATAAAGAGTAAACAAGCATGGTCATTACAAGGACACTATGGACGAACAGCTAAACAGATAATAGAACTAAATCTAATATCTAAAGATGGAAAGATAACACAACATGGACTTGATTCAATAGAGAATGTGAAACAAGACCAGATGTTGTTAGAAGAGAAATAAGGAGAGTGTTTAAACAATGACACAAGAAATAAAAGAAACAATAACAAAAGGACAAGCTATGGATATTGCAGACGCACAGAAATTTAATGCTGATGTAGAATCTGTAAATGTAGATGGTGGCAAACCATGGAATAAAAATGATGGCTACAAACCTGTAAAGGAATACACATTACAAGATGGGCTAGACTTTTTAAACTTTGATGTCAATGGTATCTATGGATATGGTAGCTCTGTGTTTAAACAGAGACTATATCTTACAACAGATAGACACCTAGGTGGTATCAGTCTTACTGGATATGCTAGTAGAGATAAAGAAAATAGAAGAGACAGAGAACAAGCAAACTTTTCTATTTACTTTGATAACAAAGAACAGATTATTCAGTTAGCACAACAGTGTTTAAACATGCTGTTAGTAGCTGAGGAATCAGGAGAGATAGCAAGAAGATACAAAGACAACTGGTTAGATGGTAAACATCCAGATGTATTAGCACACTTTCCATCTTTGTTAGATAAAACTAGATGTGAGACTGGTAGATACTACTGGGATGGTAGTACAAACAAGGTGGTAGAGATAACCAAAGATACACCACAAGAAATCCTAGACGCACATGATTCTTATGATGTTGATGAGGATGGTAAGTTTGAGCCAGACTATGCAAACGAAAGAGCAGAGGACATACTAGAAGGTCTACTTGCAGGTATGGATAACAACTGGGAGACAGAGAGATGGCAGGGCATACGACTAGCAGACTTGCAAACAGGCATGGGAGCTAGTAGGTACAACTCTGATGGTATATCACAACACAAAGGTAGGAATCCAGAGGACAAGAGAAGAAAACAATGGACTACTACTTTTAAATATACTGATGGCACAAGTGAAACACTTGTAGGTTATTGGAATATAACTAGAGGTGGAACTCTACAAAGAAACACATGGAAGGAAGAAAACTAAAAGTGGATGACAGCAGAGAGGTAAGTAGCCCTACCTCTCTAGCTGTTTAAACAAGAAGGAGAAACAATGGCAGAAGAATATTTTATACACGAAGTAATTATCTCAGATAGCAAAGGCAATCTATTTAATTATCACAGCGACTACATGAATGAGAATTTTAGTTATGACAAAGAGCATGACCAAATCTCAGAGTACAAGCCAACACAAGTCACAGAAATGTTAAGAGAAGAAAAGGAGAAGTTAGCCAAGGACTTACACAACACAGTGGAAGTAGTACAACAGTTGTGGCAGTGTATACAAAACAAATACACATACAACGAATCCAAGATACACATGAGAGCGTATCGTGAAGGCAAGACTACTGCTAAGCAATTAGTAGTAATAGACAAGGAGGATGTTTAAACAATGAGTGATATAAAAAAATATCAAGGGTATGTAAACCAAACCTTGATGGATTCAGGTAAGCACAACGACAGAGATTACATAAAGATAATGCACAAGTTATTTACAGAAGGTCATCTTAACTTTGAACAATGCACAATGTTCTTTAGAACTTTGATTAGAAAGTTAGGTCAAGACAAACAGGAATACAGAGAATACCTTGATGTAAATAAGGCAGTGGCAACGCAAGTGCAGGACATGATGGACTATGGTTGGATAACTGAAGATGGAGAGTACACAGAACACTGTTTAAACAAACTCAAAGAGATGGGATTTGGTAAGACAATGGGAGAGACTACGACAGTAGAGGAGGAAGAGTAATGCCAGATGTATTAGCAAAATTAAAACTAGAAGAAGCAAACCTGCAAGACTACATAAACAAAGGAGCTTATGATAGTGAAGATGTAGCAGGTATGGAAGTATGGCAAGTTATTGAAAAAGTTAGCAGAAGAGATTTTTCTGCTATGGATAACTTGATATGGCACTACGCAAGAATAACTATATTAAAAGAGTTATTAGGGCATGGTAAATATTCATAAGGAGGAATGTAATGGAGACATACATAATAATAGGAGCTGTGATTGTAGCATGGATATGGAGTGGACTGTTAGCAGACAGGTACGCACTAAGGAAGGCATACAAGGAGCAGTACAGACTACATAACATAATGACTAACAGATACAACTTTGTAGTTGATATGTTAAATGAAGAACAGCAGATTATATTACACAAGTGGTATGTAGATACCAATGTTATAGAGGAGGGTGTTTAAACAATGCCAATATTTAGAGTAGTAATAGAAGTAGACGAACCATCTTTGGAGGACGCTGAAGACCATATACAAAGTCTTAGTGGCAGTGATTTAGTAGATGAGATAGTAGAAGTAAAAGAGTAGTAGGTACATGTTTAAACAAGGTGTAAGTTTTGTTCATTGTGCTTACACCTTGTACCTCAACAGTAGTTTACATATATGAAAGTAAGGACTAGAATTAAATAGAGGATTACATAGGAGAACTATGATATATCAAGTACGAAGTACAAGTGTGTATGGTGGAGTGATGACTTGGGATTATAAAGACAAGCATGACGCACAATGCAAAGTACGAGAACTTAAAGACTTAGGTGGTATGTTTCTGGTAAGGCTAGTTGAGATACCAGTAGCCGAAACAGTCTAAGCAAAACAAAAGAAGAAGAGAAGGAGGTGGGCTTATGCCTAATATATTTGACAACCCCAAAAGTATTAAGAGATGGGCAGTTAAATTAGCTAACGCATGTGGAGGACAAAAGGTAGAGACTGGAGTATTACTAACCAGTTTAAACACGCAGAGAATAGCTGAGTTGTTAGACGAATTCGTTGCCGACCATAATGAGAACACACAAAAGATTGCACTGCAAATACAAGAAGAAGAATCAATTACAGATATAAATGGATATGAAATTAAGGAGGAGGAAGAATGAGAATGCAAATAATGAATGATTCTGCTATTACTGGTAGTGATGGAGCTATTACATATATCAATGGTGTTGAGATGCACTTTAAAGATATACCAGAAGGTCAGCATGAAGATAGACTTATATATCTTACAGAGTTAATTAAAGACAATAGACTGCAAGAAAAAAAATTGTCTCAACAAAGAGCTAGACTTATTACATACATAGTTAAGAACAAGTTAATGTCTGTTATAAAAGTAGCAGAGATTATAAAAGTAAGTAGGCAGAGAGTCTACAAGATTATAGATAGCAAACAGGAGGAAGAATAGTATGGACGATAAAAATATAAAAGCAATTACTAAACCATTTAGTAAAGATGAAATTAAAAAAGCACCTAAAGGTAAGTTTGGTGATTATGTACCTCACCATTTAGTGACTGCTCGTTTAAACAAGTATGCTTTTGGTGAGTGGTCTCACACATTAAAAGAAGTTATTAGAAATCATAAGGGAGAAGTTAGAGCAGTGGTCACTACCTTCACATTGTGGGGAGTAAGCCATGATGAAGTTGGGGATGTGGATAACACTGCTGTAAACAATAACAATACTGAAGGTGAGTTATTAAAACTTTGTATGAGTGACGCATTAAAGCGTGGAGCTATGAGACATGGTATTGGACTACATCTTTGGACTGGTGATATAACAGAAGAAGAACATTACTACACTACACCTAAGCAGGACACAGTAGAAGTAGCAAAGGTAGACAAGCGTAAAAAAGAAAACAAGCCGACACAAGATGTCAAGGATATAACTGAAGAATCTATCAAGAAGTTTGAAGAGGACATTGGTTATAAGAAGGTGGCTAAACAAATAGCAAGTGTTATTGAAGGATTTGATTTACCTAAAGATATAGAGAACCAAGCTAAGCAAACATCTTATACACAATTTACTGGACAAGGTAATGACAAAGATGTAGAGAAGTGGGATAACAATATGATTGGTCAATACCTTGACTTGTTTGAACAGATAGCAAATGAGATTGGTGATAAGGCAGAGCAAGAAGGAATTATTGCAGATGTCTTTGGAGAAGTAGAACAAAAACCTGTTATGAAAAACCCAGGGGATAGCCCAACTGAAAAACAGATGGAGAAGTTTAACCAAGCTATCAGTAAATCAACAGACAAAGGCGACATGGACTTAGTTAAAAAAGCAAAGAAGTTTTTAGCTGATGGTCAACTCACAAAAGGTAATGTATTTGACTGGATAGATAATGATGGAGACTGGTCATTAAAGGATGGTTCATAGGTGTCACTTGAGAGTACAGGGCAAATCTTTAATGTAGATAAACTTAAATCTAAATTAAAAGAGAGATACCCTAACCATAACTTTGATGTTGTAGCTCAACCAGATACTAAACATAAAGCACCACATGTCTGTTTAAACAACAAGATATTTTATACAGACATGGAGGGCAACACATATTGTGGAGCAAGATACAAACAAACAGAAGAAGATAACTACCATAAGTGGACATACCAAGTGTGTCATGCCATGGTAAAAAAAGCAGACCAAGGAGGTAATCAAGATGTCATCCCCTTTTGAAGAGATGAGCAAACCATTACAAGAGTTTTGGGTTAGACAAAAAGAAGTAGGTAATGTTAAAGCTGTACCACGAGGAGCTAACTGTATGCTGTGTGCCAGTGAATTAACAGACCAAGACGAAGACCATAGTGTATGTAATATATGTTGGGTAAAGCTAGGTGATGATAATGAAGTGTAAAGAATGTGGATTAGCACCTGAGACTACACTTACGCATGATGGCAGATGTGTTGGTTGTATAGCACACATGATAGAGGACTGTGTTTAAACAATGAGCAATACATACAAAGACACATACGAATCAAGAAACAGTGGTGAAGACATGGCAGATTTAGCAATGCAAAAACATTTAGAAGCTAATGAATGTGTAGAGTATCAAGATTACTTACGCATAGGAACTGACCCCAAAGAAAACAAACTGGATTTGTTCTGGTATGCAACAAAGATACTACTGCTACCAGATTATATACTGGTTCGTAAAGGATATATATACTTTATAGAAGTTAAAGGAACTAACAAACTTAAAGCAGAAGACTATTACAAGATACAGGAGATGGCATTTAAAGGTTCAAGATTTAAAGAAGTCAAGGTAGGTATCATGTATTTTAAAAACATAAATGCAGACCCAGTGTGGATAGACCACCATAAATTATATGATTACTGGACTGACCCAAGAATACCATTACAGTATTATCCAGAAAAAGATTTTATGGGCAACGCCAAAGCGTACAAAGAACTACCTGTTTAAACAAGGACTATATTTTTTTATAGTGGGCAATAATTATCCCAACCTTTATTACTTATGGTGAAGGTAAGGACACCAGGGTGTGACCACAACCCAGTTCTCTCTGTAAAATCTATACTCTTATCTATTGATGGTGCTTGAAACCAAGTTCTATCTCCTTGTTGTTTCATTCTTAGGTGATGATAGTGAGCTGTCACTAATATCTCTGCGTCACCTACTGGCAACCACCCATACATTTGACCCTTCCACCATTTTTCTATCTTAGCTTCTGGATTACCACTACCACCAGTCATGTGTCCATGTGTAAAGGCAACTGTCTTACCCTTAATGACTAGCGTTTGATGAAAGCCAGTAGGCACATTTACTTCAACCTTACTGTATCTCTCTGGATTAGCTTTCATAATCTCTTCACATATCTGCAAGTGCATAGTGTCTGAGTTATCTAATCTGTTTGTAGATACCTGACCTTTACTGGTCCTTGACATCTCACCATGATTACCTGGAACACCTGCCAAGATTAACTTTGGTGCATGAGGTAAGAATGTATCTATGGTTTTCATAATCATAGCTCTTGCTAATGCGTACTGCTCAATCAATGTAAGTTCTACATTATGTGGTTGTGATTCGTAGAAGTGTGGCGTACAGTTTTCTGTAAGGTCACCAAGTCCTACCATATATATCTCATCTATATCGTGACCTAACTTACGCAGGTCTTTAATTCTATTTACTGAATCTTGTAAAGCCCTATCGTATCTGTTGATAGTATTCTCTACTCCATAATCTTTTTTTCCAAGTTGCCAGTCACTCATAAAAAACATAAACGCAGTGTCACCTTGTTTATATTTAGATACAACTGGTGGTTTCTTTGCTGCTCGTTTAAACAACTCGTTAAAGTATTTGTCATGGGTAGGACTTTTCTTTTTTACAAGTCCTTTAAATGCAAAGAAGGTCTCAGTGCGACCTCCTTTTAATTGTACAGACCATGAACTAGACCTTACTGTACCTTCTATCTCATATAACTTTGGGTCATAACCCCATTCACGCAGAATCTGGTCAAACTTATTTGTGTAATTTGGGTCAGTTCCAACATGTGTGATTTCACCCTGTCCTGTTTGGTCATTAACATCTACCCCTGGTTTCCACCCAGATTTGTAGAAGTTATTACCCCACTCTTCAGGAATGTTAGGCATATAAACCTCCTTTACCCTGTTGTTTATACCTTACTTAGTAATTTGTTTTTTAGCGTATGTCTTGATGACTGCTAGTGCAGCACCACCACCTGCTAATGCAGCTAACTGAAGTGTTTCAGCTTCTACACCAACTAATGGAGCAACTGTTAATGCACCAATGAACGCTTCAATGAAGGTCCATGCAGTTCTCTCAAGCATGTCTTTTAAGTCATCACTCATTTTATAACTCCATGCTTCGTTCCATGGTGTCCACGCCACATCCTTCTTGAATGTACCATCAGAATTTCTTTTTCGTTTAAATTTTTCTAACATTATCTTATCAATCTCCCTTTTAGCATAGCTTGATTTTGAATTACATTTCCATTTACACCAGAAATATCTTCTTGTAGTTCTTGCAATTTATCCATAACTGTTCTAGTTAATACAACATCATCTGTAGATTTATTTGATAGTTCTTTACCTAACAACTTTGCAATAGTTGTGTATTCAATAGTCACTTTTACACCTATTAATAACTCTTTAGCTATCTTCTTGTATGCTTTTAGATATGCGTTCTTACTTGAACCAATGAATCCATCTTTACCCATGTCTAAGTCTTGTTGAGTCTCGCCCAACAGTAAGCAACCTGATGTATGTTCGTCAGTATTCCCAGTGTGGATAAGTATGTCCGAAAAATTCGGCACATTTTGTATGTGCAACATACCATAGTGGTCACTACCATAACGCACCTTGTATTTTTCGTGAAAGCCACCCCATTTTTTAAACTTAATTTCGTACACACCATCATCAATACAAGTTTCGTGCATAACTTTTACTTCTTGATACTGGTCTTCTAATGTATAACACTCAAACTGACCATCAATATATAATATTCCACATGTTGCATCAGTACCAAACTGATGTCTAACTACTTGTAATTTCATGTAATCCACCTATTGGACAAGTAGTACAACTTCCAGAACATAATCCACAAATCATCTACTGACCTTACCTTTACTGTTGTCTTTATCTTTTCTAAATCCTATGGTTAATAACCATATTGCTAATGTAATTATAGTCGCTAATCCTGTGATTTGTTGAGCACTACCAGTTAATGTAAGCGTAGCAATAACTAATCCAACTAATGTCCAACTAAGGTTCAATGTTTCCTTAATTATTTCTACAAACCAGTTCCATATTTTTTTTATCATAATGATTTCCTCATCACAAAAGCTGCGATACTAACTATTCTAGTCAAAATAACTGGCACTACAACTTCTTGTGCTTTTTCTCTCTGGTCCTGAGTCATGTCATCACCAATGGTTGTAAGGTTTATATCTTGTACATCTACATCTATAAAAACTTCTATTGGATTTTCTAAGAATGCTTCGTACTGTACCTCTGTGACAACATCAGCAAGGGTGTAGTCTTCTACATCTGCATTCTCTACAGCTCTCTCTACATATTCTTCTACAGCTTCAGCTACTACTTCGTCTGATTTAATCGCCTCTGCAACGATAGCAACATCTTCAGTTTCAACTTGTAGTACATCAGCAACAACCTCAACTTGCTCCTGTGTAAGTTCTTCAACATCTTCTATAGCTTCCTCTACTACTGCCTGGATAACTTCCTGGACTTCTTCTGACACTTCTTCTAAATTCTGTACACCAACATCATTAACTTCTTCAAGTACCTCTACGACTTCTTCGTTGGTAAGCTCTTGTACAAACTCTTGTATTGCTTCTTCTTTAGCTTCTTCATATTCAACTAACTCCTCTTCACTTAGTTCTTCTAACTCTTCCTCAGATATTTCCACTAACTCTACTGTGATGAGTTCTTCAATGACCTCTTCAACTTCAACAAGTTCTTCAGTGACCTCTTCTTCAGAAAGTTCTTCTTTAGGTTTCTCCTCAACATCTTCCTGTACTGGCTCATCCAAAACTTCCTCGATAATTTCTTCATCTTCCACCACAATAACAACATCATCTTCTAAAACCTCTTCTTCAATAACAATTATAATATCTTCTGGTATATCTAACTCTATTATTTCTTCTTCTATTTCTATAATCTCTATAGTATCTTCAAGTTCCTGTATAATATCTACAAATTCTTCTAGTTCTTCTTCAGATAATTCATCAAGGTCAATGGTGCTATCCTCAAGCTCTTCTAATATAAGTAATTCTTCTTCAGCATCTAGCTGTTCTTGAATTAGTTTTTCTTCTTCAGCTTTAATCTCTGCTTCAATAGCAGCTATCTCTTCTTCGGTGAGTTCAACCTCTTCATTTCCTGGTCCAATATTTTCATCTGTGAGTTCAACCTCTTCATCTTCTTCTTGAATTGTTTCTTCTCCGAGGTCGTCATCTGGTAATATCTCTTCGTCCAACTCATCTATATCCTCTTCTTCCTCGACAATAATAATAATACTATCAGGTATATCAGAGCAGTCACCATCTTGATAGCCAAACCAATCTCCACTTTCTACTGCCTCAAGGTATTGTTTAAACGAGAGGGGATTTTCTGGATGTTCGCAACCATTTTCATCCCATGCAAGGTAAGTTGTGACATTGTCTTCCACCACATCTTTCGCTTGAGGTAGCGTAGTAGTAGTCGTAGTCGTAGTTGTAGTCGTGGTAGTAGTCGTAGTCGTGGTGGAAGAAGTTGTTGTCGAACTAGATGTCGTTGTAGTAGGTACATAATCATAATCATATAATACACTTTTAACTGGTGTAAAGTCGCTAGTTGTACCATTAGTATCGTGAAATGCTTTTACTTTAGAATATATGTTTTGATTATCTACAGACAAATTAGTATATAAATACTCTGCAGTAAATGTATGACTACGCCAAGCTAATGCTTCTGTAAAACCAAATGTAGTTTGTATTGATACATCATCAGCAGATTCAGTAAGTCCTATATAAACTATATAGTATTCAGGTGGATTATCTTCGTAGCCATCACTTTCTTGCCAACTAACTGTAATACTTCCATCATTAGAGTTAATAGAAATACTACTATCATAAGGTGTTTGTGTTTCAGTATGGTACGCATATACAGGAGTAGCTATTAGTAATACTGCAGCTACAACAGCTAATAACTTTTTCACATTAAGTTATTGATTAACACCACCAGTGCTGAGATTGCAACTAACCAACCAGATAACTCTTGTCTTGATATTTTTTGATTAACCTTTTCATGTAATTCATCTATGCGTTTATTAATATCTTGTTGTCCTTCCAATATAAGATTCAACATTTCTTTTTGTGTAAAGCCATTACCACTATGGGAGGTCATCTGAAGTCCATTCATTATCTAAATCCACAATAGTTCTAAACTCACTATCAAACTTTTGATTATTAACTATATTCTTTAGATAATTAGTAATGTCTCTAAAGCAATATCCTAATGTAAATATAATTATGAAGTCCATAGAGGACATTATATCATCTATTGTTTATTCTTCTAGCTTTATGTTCTTTTGATAGCTACCTCTAAAGCTAGTCATTAACCTTATATGTCTTTCGTCTAATTTTTTCTGCAGCTTTTTTGGTGCTTGACCTTCACCATATATTTTTAAACCTAATGTTTCTCTTTTGAAAGGAACTAATCTAAAAAATGGTGCTCCTGCTTTTATATTTATTTTTTCTCTATCTCCCATTAAAGCTACTTGTGGATTAACTTCATGGTGTGTATCTGTGTGTATGATACCAGGCAATACTTCCCAGTCATTGTTGTAATCATAATACAATGGTAGTTGCATTACGCTCCAACCTTTAGGTGTAACAATTTTCCATGGACATATAGCTTTATATACTGCATTTACTCCTGCATCTTTAGGTAAAAAATCTACATACTGTCTGTTGTCGTGTATCTCCCATTGAAAGCTGTTTAAACTGGTAGTCCACTCCCAGTTTTCACCATCATTAGTTAATATTGTTTCGCACCAATTAGGAACAATAAACCCAGAACCAAACCAATCTCTGTAGCTAGGACACCTTTTCACAGGACCACCAGGCATAAATGCTTTTTGTCCTTCAAATAAACTAGGTATTTTTTTATACCATTTAGGCATATACTCTTTAGATTTGTATGGTAATAATTCTTTAACAGTATCTAAACCATTAACTTTAGATATAAATATTATTTTTTTCTCCACCTTTTCTCCTTGTT